ATCCATTTTCTGAGAATGTAAAAGATCTTTTAAATAATGGGTGGTTTCATTCAGATTCCGACTGTACTCTGGCTGCAGGGGTAATATATCTTACTCCATCTCCAAATCCAGATTCCGGAACTATGTTTGGCGCCTTTATTGACGATAGTCCAGAAATAGACTATAATCTATCTACGGATATGAGACATAATCTATATAAAAATAACAATCTTGATGACATTGATATAGAATCATACAGAAAACAAATATCAATACACAACAATTCATTTCAAGAAACATTGGAAGTGAAAAATCAATATAACAGATTGATATGTTATGATTCAAAAATATTTCATAGAGAAAATAATTTTTTCTGCAATCCCAACGAACCTAGATTAACTCAAGTATTTTTTATAAAAGAGCTTAATACTGAAAATCCACCACTCAACAGAATGCATAATTATGAAGTTCAAACACCTAGATTATCTCAAAGAAGAAGTTGATCTAGAAGCACAGAGTATCGAAGGAACCCGTTTCTACAGGGTTCCTTCTGGTAAGTTGTATCCTTCTATCACTTCTGTTACCAGTTTTTATGGTAGAGAAAAGTTTATTGAGTGGCGCAAAAAAGTCGGTGATGAGGAAGCGAATCGTATCACTAGAATTGCTACAGATCGTGGAACTAAGTTTCATGATCTTGTAGAAAAGTATATGCTCAATGAAAACGTGGATGACTATAATCCACTTCCGTCTACAAAGTTTCTCTTTCTCGCAGCCAAACCTTATCTAGATCGTATAAATAACATACATGCTTTAGAAAAGTCACTATACAGTGACTATCTTGGTCTTGCGGGTCGCGTAGATTGCATCGCGGAATACGAAGGAGAACTCGCAATCATTGACTTTAAGACCTCAAAGAAAATCAAACCAGAAGAGTGGATTGAAAACTACTTTGTCCAAGAAGTAGCCTATGCTTGCATGTATTATGAAATGACCGGTATTTCGGTTAAAAAATTGATTACCATAATGGTAGCTGAAAATGGAGAATGTTTTGTCTATGAAAAACGTAACAAGGATTACTATATTAAACTTCTTACCAAGTACATCAGAGAGTTCGTCTCTCATCACACACAAGAAACCTATGCAGAACAGCACTGAAGATGTAAACAATCTAATCAAAGAAAAGTTCCTCTGTCAGTCTAAGTTTGCCCAAGACATCGAATATCTTGTAATGACTTCCAAGATCAATTACATCGAAGCCATCGTCACATATTGTGAAGAAAATGGTATTGAATTTGAATCAGTCTCTAAACTGATCTCGAAACCACTAAAAGAGAAACTTAAGAGTGAAGCAACTCAACTCAACTTTCTCAAAAAAACAAGTCGTGCTCGTTTGACATTTTGATTTATGACGCCAATAGAGGTATACAAAACGTACCTGGCATTCAAGAATCATTTCACTAAACCAAATTACGACTACTTTCAATATTGCGGGAAGTCTAGAGCTTCAAAAGAATCGTTCAACAAGAGGAAAGATCGTTACTTCTTCGAACGAATGTCTCGTCAGAAATCTGATGACGAGATTAAACAATACTTCCTGGCAAATTTTGTAGAATGTGATGATCCCTCTAAACTATGGATCGGTGAAATTATTGAGTCAGGTGAACAGAATTATCAGAACTGGTTAAAGAGATCCCAAAGTCTCTACTATATGTTCAAGACTGAAGCTGAAGTCTTTGTGCATAAAGATACTTTTGAAGATCTATTTGCAGTTAAGGGTTCATCGCACCCAGAAATCCTTAAAAAATATTTACAAAAAGGTATATCCATAGAAACCTTTGTTATAATGGATATGATCCTAATGTTTTCAAAGAACTTTGATAAGAAACTCTTAGATCCAGTGTGGGAATCCGTCAGTTTACGCATCAAAAAATACAAATCCTTCCTAAATATTGATAAAGAAAAGTATACTCAGACACTAAAGGAGATCGTATTGTGAGTGGATTTTTTCAATCCGAGATCGTAAGAGAAGCCATCAAAGAGATGGAACAACTGCAACAACAAATCATAGAAGAAACTTTTAAAGCTCCTATGATGGACAAGGAGCAGAAAAAAGAACATGTTGAATTGATGAGAACTTTTCTTGAGAAACAAAAGAACTTGTATTTCCGAGTTTCTCTATCAGATGATCCAGAAGCATTAGAAATGAAACAAAGAATCCAAGATGCTGCAGAGTTCCTTGGATTTGAAGGCAACAACATTAATGAACTATTCTCCGAAATGGAGAACACCTTAGATCGTTTAGATAAAATCGCAGAGATTGAGTAAAATGACATCACACTACAAGATCACTTCTTCTTATTGTTACCACAATGGTGAAATTGTAGATATGTTTTTTATAAATGGAATACCATTTACTTTTGATGATATTCCTCTAGTAATGCAAGATGATCCATATGTTCAGTGCGAGGCGTATAATAACGAGTCTTATACAACGGATGACATGTATCGTTGGTCAAACTATTTGATTGACGAAGAGTGCCATCCACTTTTATTCGAGATGGAACTGGCAAATCCAGAGGAAATGCCACGAGACTAGGGCTTGACATCCCTTCTTGCACCTTGTAAGATAAAGTCGTCCCAAAGGCCAAATCCCAACAAATACGGAGAATACAAACATGTCTTTTGCTGATCTCAAGAAACAGTCCCGTGCTGGTTCGTTGACTGATAAACTGATCAAGAAAGTAGAAAAACTGAATAGTGGAGAAGGTGGTGCTGATGACCGCTTCTGGAAACCCGAAGTCGATAAGGCTGGTAACGGTTATGCAGTGATCCGATTCCTTCCTGCACCTGAGGGATGTGAACTTCCCTGGGCACAAGTCTGGAGCCATGCGTTCCAAGGCCCTGGTGGTTGGTATATCGAGAACTCCCTGACCACGATGGGTCAGAAGGATCCTGTGTCCGAACACAACCGTGTTCTGTGGAACAGTGGTTCTGATCGTGATAAGGAGACTGCTCGTAAACAGAAACGTAAACTGTCTTACTACGCAAACATCTACGTTGTTGCTGACCCTGCACACCCCGAGAACGAGGGTCGTGTGTTCCTGTACAAGTTCGGTAAGAAGATCTTTGATAAGATCACCGAAGCGATGCAACCTCAGTTTGCAGATGAAGAAGCCATCAACCCCTTTGACTTCTGGGCTGGTGCTAACTTCAAACTGAAGATTCGTAAGGTTGAAGGTTACTGGAACTATGACAAGTCTGAGTTCGATCGTGTCGAACCTCTGATGGATGATGATGATAAACTGGAGAAGATCTATAACAACCTGAACGATCTCAATGAGTTCAGTGATGCTAAGAACTTCAAGTCCTATGAAGATCTGAAGAAGCGCCTAGACTACGTTCTGGGAGTCCGTGGCACGCCTAAGACTCAGGATCCAGAAGTAGTCGCAGAAGAGGAAGAGTGGGAAGCCGAACGTCGTGGGGAACCCTCTCCGAAGCGTTCTGTTCCTTCCTTCGAGATCTCTAAGCCTGCTGCTCGTGTTGAGGAAGATGATGAAGATGCAGATGATGCCCTGAGTTACTTCCAACGACTCGCTGAGAGTTGATTGATGAAGTGGACATACGAGAGATTTTGTTTAACTCTCTTAGTTATTGCCGCATATATTAAACTTTTCGGGGGATCTTAGGGATCCCCTTTTTTATATGCCCATAATCTTCTCGTTATACGTCTTCTTCAGTTTATCATTGAGGTAATTAGGATCTTCATCATCATAGGTCATAATGTTTCTAAGATCGGTTATTATCGTAGATAAGTATGATGGTTGTAGGATGTAAATTCTTCTCTTTAAATCATTTAAATTCGATTCATATTCAAAATTTGTAACTGGTTTTGACAAAGTTGTTCCAGGAACTCTAAGAACTTGACTTTGAGTTGGATCAAAATATTGAAATTCTTCTGTAATTTTTTCTTGCCAAACAGTTCCATTCCACTTCCAAGTTCTTGTATCTTGCAAATATTCATCATCAATGTCAACATTTAATATTTCATCAGGAGCATCTAATCTGATTACTGGACTGTTGACGTAATTTGAACCACCATCAAATATAGTAAATGTTGATATACCAGTATTTGATAGTTCAACAGCTATAATTGCATTTCTAGATATCGGAGCATCTGCGATAGTTATAGTTGGAGCTACTGTATAACCAAATCCAGAGTTTGTGATTGTAATTGATGTTACCACACCGGACGTTATGTTTGCTGTCCCAGTTGCAGTTTCTCTGGGATATGGACTTCCAATTGTCACTGTTGGAGCTTCTGTATATCCTACTCCTGGGTTGGTTATAACAATATTACTTAAAGATCCGTTTGTAACTTCTGTGATTCCTTTTGCGGTAGAAGTAATGTTATATTCAAAAAGTTTATCACTAGTACCACCTGCTGTTACAAATTTTTCTCTATCTGGTTTGATGAATATGTCAGAGGGAGCTTGAACTCTGTCACCAACATAGAAAGAATATGTAAAGACTGCTGTATCAATCTCCCAAGTATCCATGTCATATTCATAGATACTTGATGTACCTTCACTTGTGGCAAATATTTTTGTTCCATCAGAGTTAAAACTAAATCCCAAAATACCATTGTCCCCAGATGGATTTGCAAGAACAACTGTGCGAATTGTAGATCCACTTCTTGAAGTAATATCCCACGCAGACGACAGAGAATACTCTTTAATAGTGTCTGGATTGGTAAAATCCAACACAAACATGGACGTTCCATCAGACTTAAATCTAATTCCACCAGGGGAAGCCAGAGTAATTGAATTCGTTGCAGATGCAGTAGAAAGATCCCATGCAGTGACTAACTCATAGGTAACAATCTTGTAGTTACTTCCAGTACCACCGGTAACATACATTAGTGTTCCATCTGGTTTGAATTCCACACCTGTTGTAAAACCAAAATCACTACTTACATCCAATTCATAAGTAAGTGATGTCGTGGATACTTTCCAACCCTCACTTAGATCATATTGTTTAATTTGATCTGATCCAGTAAAACTTGCTGTATAAAGTTTTGTTCCATCTTCTCTGAAATAAAATCCCTCTACATCATTTCCCACTGAGTTACTTGATTGGTTATTATAAACACCATAAACAACTCTAGGAGAATAACCAAAAGTTACTGTTGGTGCAGTTAATCCATATCCTATTCCGCCTTCACTAATTGATGCTGTGGTTACTTGATCAATTTCAATCCCTTCACCCAGTTCACAACTTGCTGTTGCTTGTACAGATTCAATAGGATCGGAGAAGATTACTGCTGGTGCGAAATTAAAACCTTGGCCACCATTTAAAGTTGTAATTCCAGAAACTCTGAAATCTGTTATTTCTGCGGATGCTGAAGCATTCGCTGTGACTGGTGGTGGTGTTATATTGACTGTAGGTACTTTTTGGTAACCCAATCCACCTGTTACAATCTGAACATTTGTAATTGAATTTGCAATTCCAGAAACTACTGGAGTTAAAACTGCCTGAGTTCCTGGAATATAAATTGAAGGAAAAATTACTCCCAATGGAGGGTCTGTAACTGTTCTATACTCTGGTGAATTGTAGAATGCCTCATCAACAATGAGTCCGCCTGGAAAAACTTCTCTGCCAAAACTATCTTTTAGAGAGATTGTTTCGTAATGGTGAATATTTGTATATGCTTCTTCAGATCCATACTTGTCCAACATGTATTTGTTGAAAGAATCCACATTCAATGGCCACTCATCTTGTATATTTGTAATATTATTAGTAGTTAAGATTACCCAGTCTAATTCTGGATCACCATAAATTTTCTCTGCAACTTGATCCGGTCTTTCATCTTCAGTAATCATGTAATATTCAAAAGCAGTTGCAACAGAACCAATATCTTCTCTGAGTTTTGCTCTTTTAAAGATGTTTTTGATTTCTAATGTTTCATCATTAGAGATTTGATTTTTTGTCCTGTTTAGTACTTGTAGATTTGGAAGTTCGTTAAAATATCCCATTTCTTAATACCCCACTGAATTTGAATTTACGGAAGATAGACTTTCTCCTAAACCAGCAAAGATGTTATTTTCTTGATAATCTGTATCGAAGATTGGTTCGAGTTCATCAAATTTCATTGAAATCACCGTAGAAATTGGTTGTCCTGCTTCATATGCAGCCCACACACCTTCTGGTGTAAAATTACAACTAAAGGAAGTCAATGCACAGGATTTAAATTTATTCACACCATCAATTTGTCTTGTTCCATTCCGATATTCCAACTTAAACACGTTTGGGGTGCCTAAGAAGAATGAGGC